TTTCTTTGAGAAGGAGCATGAGTAGCCCAGTGAGTCAGCGTATTATAAACTGACCAAAGATTGTTCTTCATAGAAGGAGCGTATCTTTCACGATATATATCCCAAAGGAATACATAATTTCTATTGTTATTTATTTTATTATCAAAAACATCTAAGCCTAAAGTGTCTGCAAATATTTTACAAACATCAGGTTGTTTAACTGGAGTATTATACCAAACATCCCACAATTCTTGTTGTTGAGTCATCACTTCCATTCCTGAAGTAATAATTTTAGCACCCTTCTCAATGTCTAAACTTCTAGTATGTCTAGATTTATACAGTGTTGCAGAATCATTAGTAAAGATTTGACCATTCATACAAGCAGACTGCCTAGCACCTACTGATAAGAAAAAACTAAACGAACCATCAAAACTATTAGTAGCTAGAAAACTCAGAGCAGCTGTATCTCCGTCTGGAGTTTTAATCATCTGTCGAGGTAAAGTATGTTTAACAATACATCTTGAACCACTATGATTAGTAATAATATTTTCTTCAATAAAAAGAGTGTCAAGCGAACTCCGATCAATAATAGCGCGTTGATTATCTATCATTTCTTTATGAGTTACTGCATTGTAATGAGGCCCAACAACTCCAATACACTCTTGAGTATCTACCCTCACTACTGCTCTCTTCTTAACTTCATTTAATTTAACACCGAATGAAGTATCAGATGTAAACATTAAAGGCTTCATTTCTATTTCAAAATCAGCATTTCCATAATGTAAATCATTCATATTATTAGCGAATTGTTGTGTTACATTTTCCATAGTATTGCTCCTAGTTTCAAAGGTCATTAGTAAACTCTCCAGTTAAGTAAGTATAGTGAACTTCTGATACATGATTACCGTCAATAAAATCTTTAGGATATGAGGCTGCTATCATTGAACACCATGAGTTCCACAGATTTTCTGTACCATAATCTTGACAGATCGTAATGTACTGCTTTATTTTATTGTTGTTATTTAATATACCTTTCTCACTAGTTAACTTCTTGTTTAGTATCAGTGAGTTAGGTTTGATGTTATAAGTTTTTATATTATGAACATCCATACAACCTACTAATCCTGCAGTAAGTTGACATACGAACCCTGCTTTAGCTAATCCTAAGCCATCTATTCTTAGAAATATCTTCATAAGTGAGTAAGCTTTCTCATAAGAAGTTAAATGTACAGAGTTTAAAACTGCCATCATTTGTCCAAAGATAAAATGTTGATGCTTTACCATGTAGTTATAAGTAGATCTTTTGTTACCCCAAATAAACTTAGAATTTTTTTGATTTTTGTCCATGTCTAGTAACATATCACCTACTAAAGACCACTTCTGTTGTATGCTTAATACAACCATCATGATAACTAAAAATAAATTATCTGGATTGCGTTGAGCAAATGCTTTTATTTTTGGGCTATGTGTTTTGAACATATCTTGTTTTCTCTTTAATTAAACTAGCTGTTAAATATTGAGTATAGCAATTAGCACACCACATAATTTTAAAATTATTAGTAGTCACTACTGCTTTTGTTATCTTACATCTATGGCATTTATTATCAGGCATATGCTTCTCCTAAGTAACCTGCAAAGTTTCCTGTATGTTTTTCTATTACATCTATGTAATAAATATCTTGATCATCAACATTCATAGTAATTATCCTACAACTATAATGAGTATTATCTTGGCATTTAATACTGGCATTAGCTGCTGTAATATCTTTATATTTGTAAGGTCTAGGTACTATATTTATTGCAGTTTTATATAATATTTTAGACATAACAATCTCCTAATGTGTATTAATAACTCCTAACCCTCTTCTATAGAAGTCTGCACCTTCTATAATTTGTTCCATTGTGCAATCTTCTAATTTTTTACAAGCTTCTTCTACTAATAAATGCATTGCTACCATATCTGAAACTTGATTAGTTGTAGCAGAATCTAAAGCTTCAGATATAAGCTCTATGCTGTCAGATACTTCGGTAACAAATTTATTTACTATTTCATTAGCTTGTTCTGGAGTTAACTCCTCATCTTTTTTCTTAACACTTTTTATATCAATAACATTACTCATTTATTTCTCCTTTAATTAACTGCAGTTATAAAGCCATCATACATTGTTACTTCAGCAAAAAATTCTCTCTTATGCCCTGTTAAGTGAGGTCTATTACAACCTACTAACTTACCTGTAGGTCTATATTCTTCACCAAACAAAGAAGTTTCTTTGTAGTTCAAGCGTTCCCCAATCATACTTTTTAGTTCTTTTTTACTTGGATAATCAAATATCAACATGGCATTTCTCCTTGGTGGTTGGTTGAGGGTGGTCCCTTAGAAGGTCTTTAACAACCCTTCTTCACTTCGTTTAGAAGGGTTTTAAAGACTTCTAAAGTTATTATAGTTTAGTAGTCTCGCTTCCAGTTTTTATAAATAGACTTCTTAATCTTGCCTTCTGCTTGTTCAGTGCAATTTTTATTATACCAATCCCATTTAGCAGAACGCCAGTATTTATTATTTAATATTCTTTTACCTTCTGAAGCAGATTTCTTTATGACTCCATAGCCATATAACTCTCTGAAATATATCCATTTTCTGCCAACAGTAACATTATATATTCTTTGACCATTATTAATATTTATATCTATAGCGAACTTACTGCCGATTTTCGGAGCAGTTAGATGACCTTTATAATCTATAAAGTTCTTAGAATAAATAATTGGTTGGAACATTTCTCTGCTATCGCTCATAGTTTTTTCTCCTATTTTTATATCTTAATTTATAATTAATTGGATAAGTTTCTTTNTACCAAACATNCTCTCCGAGAGTCCTCTCGCTCTCTTGGACTTTAGTTATTTTTCTACCAGATTTAAAATAATCTAATATTTGTTTATTAATATCTATCGTTGCATTAGTCATACAAACCCTCCTTTACAAAGTCAACTATAAAATCTGTAGCCTGTAATTTCTGGACATTCTCAATAGTAAAATGAGTCCTATTGTCACCTAATATTCTCAATATTCTATGAGCATACATATTTACAGGTTTAAATTTATCTAATCTATTATTCCAATAGATCTTTTTAACCAGAATTGTCTTTTCAGTTGCATTATCATTTTCCATGATCGTCCTCCAAATGGTTTTATAGTCTTTTAAGTACCTTCACTATGTTTAGGTACTTAAAATACTATTTAATATTTACTTAAATCTAGGTTTAAAATACCATTCTTTGTGGGATTGTTCCCCAGTAGATTTTATTATCTTAATAGATAATAATTTATTAGTTCGGTATCTTTTAATTAAAAATAAATCTGAGCCTTGTAAAAGAGTATAGTTATCGAATCGCTCCAATCGAACAAAAGGGTTTAATAAACATAAAATTAATCTAAAATATATAAACATAATAAAACTCCAAGAAGCCCCCCGAAGGGGGCATTTGAGATTAAAGGTTTGCACCACCTAGTGAAACTACAAGAGATTCTAGTGTAGTTTTAATAGTTTGAACATCTTCCGATGTTTGAGATTGCATCGCTTCAAGAATAACTAATCTCTGATCAAACTCGGTAGCTTTGGAAGTAGTCTTCCAAACAACATCACTCTTGACAGCTTGCTTCGGAGCCTCTGGCTCCAGAGCAGCTTTAGCTGTTTCAGGAGTTATTACTGTTCCAGATGGTTCAGCAATGATCTTCAAAGCCTTCGGCTTCTTGGTAGAAGCTTTAGCTTTCTTGGAAGCCTTCGGCTTGTCTTCAGAGAGACCTTCGGTCTTGATAAGCTCTAAGATTGCTTTAGGGCAAGTCGAAGACTTAAACCACTTCTGAATCACTCCGTGATTTGGCTCCATGCTTTGAATAACTGCCGTTATTCTGGGTCGTAAGATTTTATTTATCTTGACTCCAGAGACTCCTAGAGTCTTAGCAACGATTGGAGCAAATCTCGAAGAGATAGCAAAAACTTGCTTCAAAGAAGCAGGACGGNTTGAATCGATTGTAGCGAAGTCGAAATTTGACATATTGAACCTCCGGTTCATTGTGGTTGGCAACATTGCCGATGGAGCTTTAGGAACCTTTTGTGTTCCTTCACTTTGTTTAGGAACACAAAAGTTTCTTTCTTGATTAATAAAATTTAAGATTTTAAAACCTCTTGAAGAAGTTTGTAATCTTCCGTAGGAAGCCCTAGATTTGCAAAAGGATGCTTTGCATCGTATTCCTTAATCCATTTGATTTGCTTGCTAACTTTTAAATCGTAAGATTTATAAGTAAGCTCACCTTTGTCAAGCATTTCCATCATCAGTCTTAACTGTTCTAATAATCTTTTCATGTTAAACTCCGTTTAAAAGTTGTTGTGTCGTTGTTGACGATTCCATTAAAGGCACAGCCAGAAATTGCTGTCAACTCAAAAATGCGCCAAATTTTTCCTAGGCATTATGCGAAAGAAAACAGGCGATTTTTGGGAAACAGCATCAAAGGGCCATTCTTAGCGGATGTTTTTGGCGGGAATTTAACAAGTTAAATCGTGTGAAAATACACGAAGAATAGACTATAGTTTATAAACTCTCCAGAGAGTTTATAAGTTTGTGAGATAAGTTGCTAAGTTATTGAATCCTTTGGATTCATAGAGTCTTTAAAGTTTACTTTAAAGGCTTATAAATCTCTTGAGATTTATGGAAACTAGAAAGTTAGATCGAAGATCTACGGAGATCTTTAAAGTTCTTTGGAATCTCAAGAGATTCCAGAGATTTCAGAGGCTTAAAGTCAAAGACTTTAAAGTTCTCCAGAGGACTTTTAGACCCTTTAGGGTCTAGGCAGGAGGCCAAGCCACCCCCCCTATATATATACTAATACATATACATTTTGCAGGGTTTTAGAGTGTTAACCAGTTAGTCGCGGAACTCTAAAGTCTTTAAAGGTCTTCAGAGGAAGAGAAGGGAATATCGTTCCCTGACCCTTTAAGGATTTGAGGGGGCTATGGGGATGTAGTGAACCCGGGTGGGTTATATAGATTATACACCTAAATGAGCGTTTTGTCAAGTATTATCGTTATTACCGCATAAAGAGCTTGACAAATCGGAAAAATAACTGTATAATATTGTATATTATGAAAAAAGAATTAACAACTAAACAGCAGACTTTCTTAGACCATCTTGTACAAACAGGGGGTGATCCTAAAGAAGCAGCTAGGTTAGCAGGTTATTCCGAGAATGGACACTGGCAAGTCGTACACGCACTCAAGAACGAGATTATAGACTTAGCCTCAAACATACTCGCGCAATCCGCGCCTAAAGCAGCTATGAAACTTGTGGATATAATGGAGTCTAATAGTCCAGTTCCTCAAGCTAACATGCGTTTACAAGCTGCCCAGACTATCCTAGATAGAACAGGACTAGGTAAACAGGAAAGGATAGATGTTAATCATAAAGTAGAAGGAGGATTGTTTATACTCCCTGCCAAAGAAGAGATTATTATAGATGCAAAAGCGGAGATCAAGTAGCACCATTCCATTTGGATATGAGTTAGCACAAGATAATAAAACTTTAAAGCCTATAGAGAGTGAGTTAGAATCTTTAAAAAACATTGCTAAGTTAGTACAAGATGAAGTACTATCTTTACGTGAAGGAAGTCTTTGGTTACAAACTGAAACTGGGAGATCTTTAAGCCACACAGGGCTAAAGAAAATTATAGCGAATGGAAGATTGGAAAGAGAATCCAGAGAATTATCTAACTGATGAGAATAATAACTTCGTTCTCAAGAAAGATGGTACGCCCCGTAAGAAAACAGGACGACCAAAAGGTGCAAAAGGTAGAGGGTATAACTACCACTCAGAAACTAAAACGAAGCTTCGTGCTAAACGAGCAGTTCGCAGCAAAGAAAAAAGTGCCACCAAACTCAAACAAAGATTAGATGCAAAAAGAAATTCATTAAATGCATCTAAAGAAACATTAAATAAATTAGATAAAAAGACAACTAATAAAGTTGTTACTGAAGATGTACTAGATCAAGTTCCAAAAGCTTTAAAAGAAGAAGTCAATAATAATGTTATCTTTAAGCCTAACAATGGGCCACAGACAGACTTCTTAGCAGCACCAGAGAAAGATGTTCTTTATGGTGGTGCAGCAGGTGGTGGTAAGTCTTATGCAATGCTAATAGATCCTTTACGCTTTGCACATAGATCTGCACACAGAGCGTTAATACTTAGGCGTTCAATGCCAGAGCTAAGAGAACTTATAGATAAAAGTAGAGAACTATACCCCAAAGCATTTCCGGGGTGCAAGTACAAAGAAGTAGAAAAACTTTGGAACTTCCCTAGCGGAGCCAAAGTAGAGTTCGGCTTCTTAGAGCGAGATGCTGATGTATATCGGTATCAAGGGCAAGCCTATTCTTGGATTGGCTTTGACGAGATCACTCACTTACCCACTGAGTTTGGATGGAATTATCTCGCTTCTCGCCTAAGAACGACCGACCCTGAGATTGTACCGTACATGCGTTGTACAGCTAATCCGGGCGGTGTAGGAGCAACATGGGTTAAAAAGAGATACATAGACCCATATCCTCCTAATGAATCTTTTGTAGGGGAAGATAACTTAACTAGAAAGTTTATTCCTGCTAGACTAGATGATAATCCATATCTGGCTAAAGATGGTCGATATGAAGAAATGCTAAAGGCTTTACCTCCTACACAGCGCAGACAGTTGTTAGAAGGTAATTGGGATGTTAATGAAGGCGCAGCCTTTACGGAATTTGAAGTAGACAAACATGTTGTAACTCCTTTTGAGATACCTATTTCTTGGGAACGTGTAAAAGGTATTGACTATGGTTACGCTTCGGAAAGCTCTTGTATATGGGGAGCAGTAGACCCTTCGGATGGTACTCTTATTATTTATAGAGAATTATATCAAAAAGGCTTGACAGGAGTAGATCTAGGAGAAAGAATAACGCAAATGGAGTTAGGTGATCCTTACTCTGTTCAAGGCGTATTAGATACAGCAGCATGGGCTAGAACAGGAACAACAGGCCCAACAGTAGGAGAGTCACTTGTTAGAGCAGGACATAAACTAAGAAGGGCTGATAAGAATAGAATACAAGGAAAAATACAAATCCACGAATACTTAAAAGTTCAACAAAGCGGAAGGCCACGATTGCAAATATTAAATACTTGCCCTAACCTGATACGTGAACTACAAAGTATTCCTCTGGATCGTTCTAATCCAGAAGATGTGGATACACACGCGCCAGATCATGCTTATGATGCTCTGCGTTATTTAATAATGTCTAGACCAAGAATACAAGATACCTTTAGTAGAATAAGGAATCTTCATATGGAACAGGCTTACACACCGGCTGATAGTGATTTTGGCTATTAATAAGGTTTAAATATGGCTGAAGAAGAAAATAGTTTAATACAAAATGCTGATGGCATTTACTTTGGTAAGGTAGAAGATGAAGAGGGTTTGTCTTTAAACCTTGAGCCTGATTTAAATAATCGTCTTGCAGGATTAATTGAAGATAGATTTTCATCTGCTGAAATGGCAAGAGATGCTGATGAAGGTCGATGGATGACAGCTTATCACAATTATCGTGGGCTGTATCCTAAGAATGTAAAATTTAGAGAATCAGAAAAATCAAGAGTCTTTGTAAAAGTAACTAAGACAAAAGTATTAGCAGCCTTTGGTCAACTAGTAGATGTTATCTTTGGAGGCAATAAGTTTCCTATAGGTGTCTCTGAAACTAAAGTGCCTGAAGGTGCGCCAGAGATTGCACACCTAGATACTAATAATCCAGTTCCCGGAATTGAAACAAGCAGATTAAATCAAGAAGAACAAAAAGAAAATCCTTATGATGTAGGCTATGAAGGAGATGGTAAAACATTAAAAGCAGGAGCTACATACGGCACAGGTAAATTTGAAGGCCCATTAGATACACAAGCAAAAGACTCTCTAATAGAAGGTGCGTCAGCTAATCCACAAGTTCCTGAAATGAAACCTGCTCAAAAAGCAGCAAGAAGAATGGAAAAGTTAATACACGATCAAATAGAAGAATCTAATGGTTCTAGTGAAATAAGAAACGCACTATTTGAATCAGCATTGTTTGGAACAGGAATTGTTAAAGGCCCATTTAATTTTAATAAAACTTTAAACAAATGGGAAAACAATGAAGACGGAGAACGTACATATAGTCCATTACAAGTACGTGTACCACGCATTGAGTTTGTAAGTATATGGGATTTCTTTCCAGACCCTAATGCTACAACAATGGAAGAGTGTGAGTATGTTGTACATAGACACAAACTAAATCGTTCACAATTTAGAAGCTTATCTAAACTTCCTTACTTTGATAAAGATCAAATAAGAGCTTGTTTAGAAATGGGACCAAGCTACGAAGAAAAAGATTATGAGTATGAACTAAAAGACGATAATAGAATGTCGGATATAAGTTCAGCTAAGTATGAAGTGCTAGAGTACTGGGGCATTATGGATGCTGAGTATGCTAGAGAAATTGGCATGGAACTAGATGATAACGTAGATGACTTAGATGAAGTCCAAATAAATGCGTGGGTTTCAAATGGTAAAGTACTACGCGCAGTAGTCAATCCGTTTACACCGCACAGATTACCTTATCATTCTTTTGCATACGAAAAAAATCCATACAGCTTCTTCGGTATAGGTGTAGCTGAAAACATGGATGACTCTCAAAAGATTATGAATGGCCATGCACGTATGGCAATAGATAATCTAGCACTATCAGGTTCGTTAGTGTTTGACGTAGATGAGACTGCTCTTGTAGGTGGTCAAAGTATGGACATCTATCCGGGAAAAGTATTCCGTAGACAAGCAGGAGTTCCGGGAACAGCTATTAATGGTTTAAAGTTTCCTAATACTTCAACAGAAAACATGATGATGTTTGATAAGTTTAGACAGTTAGCAGATGAGCAGACAGGTATACCTAGTTACTCACATGGTCAAACTGGCGTTCAAAGCATGACAAGAACAGCATCAGGTATGTCAATGTTACTAGGTGCTGCTTCATTAAATATAAAAACAGTTATTAAGAATCTTGATGACTTTCTTTTAAGACCTTTAGGTGAAGCATACTTCCAATGGAATATGCAGTTCTTAGAAAGTGATTTAGGTGTAGAAGGAGACTTAGAAGTTAGAGCTACTGGCACAGCAAGTCTGATGCAGAAAGAAGTAAGAAGTCAAAGACTGACTACGTTTCTTCAAAGTATTCAGAATCCTGCTATTGCTCCGTTTGTCAAAATTAATAAACTCATTGGAGAGCTTGCATACTCGCTTGATCTTGATCCTGATGAAATACTTAACGATCCAGAAGAAGCAGCTATCATGGCTCAAATAATAGGAATGCAAAATAATGTTGGACAAACAACTGGCGAAACGCCTCTCACTCCTAACGAGCAACAAGGAAGCATGGGAAGCGTTGCAGGAGCATCTCAACAACCTACGGACCTTGGAGCTACAGGTACTGGTGGGGGCAACATCGGAACAGGAAATGTTCCGCAGTCAGGGGAGGATCAATTCTCTGGAACGCCTAGAGCGGTTGAAGGATGAAGTTGAAGAAGCTAAAAGACGCGACACCTAAATACGAAGGTAAGTTTTGGTCTTATCCACAAAGAAAATTTTTATCGTATAATGAATGGATAGTAGAGGAGTGGCCTTGTGGCAACGACAAGAAAGAAAAAGTCAAAAGTAAATGAAGCAGGTAATTATACTAAACCTACTATGCGTAAAAGACTTTTTAATAAAATAAAAGCAGGTAGCTCAGGAGGTAATGCAGGTCAATGGTCTGCACGTAAAGCACAGATGTTAGCAAAAGAATATAAAGCTGCAGGTGGCGGTTACACGTAATGGCGTTAAAAAAATCACAAAAGAGTTTAAAGTCTTGGACAAAACAAAAGTGGCGTACTAAGTCTGGTAAACCTAGTGCTAAGACTGGTGAAAGATATTTACCAGAAAAAGCAATAGCATCATTATCTAGTAGTGAGTATGCTGCTACAACAAGAAAGAAAAGAGAAGATACTAAAAAAGGTAAGCAGCATTCTAAACAACCTAGAAAAGTAGCTAAGAAAACTAGAAGCTATAGGACAGCATAATATGAAAGTTAAAGCTCCTGCAGGTCATCATTGGATGAAACAAAAAAATGGTGGCTATAAACTAATGAAACATACTGGTAAGTTTGTTGCACATAAAGGAGCTACTTTAAATGCTTCTTTTGAAGTTCAAAAATCTCACGGTAAATAATTATGGCTAAAAATTCTAAGCGCAATAGACAACGTAAGCAAAAAAGAGAAGGATTACTTACTACTCCTGAAAGAGAAAAGTATAGTAAAGGTGGTATAATTATTGATCTTGTAGCAAAACTTTTAAATAAAAGCGCAAAAGCTACTAAGAAATCAATGGCAGAAAGAGAAACAACCTTACAACAATTACAACAGGTTGTAGCTGAAAATCCTCAAGCTTTAGATGAAATGCCGCAAGAAGTTTATGAAGATGTTATAAATCTATTACCTCAAAAAGTACAAGCTAATTTAGGAGCAGCTGATGAGCCATTAGATAATATGGCAGAAACACTAAGAAGTATGCCTCCAGAAGAAGTAGCTAGAAATTTAGAACTATTTAATGATATGGATGAGATAGTTGAATACACTACTTCTCTTCCTGCTCAAGATGCACGTAAGTTTATGGATAATCTTTCAGATGAAGATAAACTTATATTTGATGGACAGCTTCCAGATATACAATCTACTCTTGGACCTAGAGAAGTTCGTGGAAATTTTGTAGAAGGTGGTGAAGTTCCAGTAGATACTTATCCTAATATACCGCCAGAAGAAATGGCAGCAGCACAAGCTTCACAACTTCCAGATGAACAAATGGAAGATGAATATATAACTTATGTAATGAATGAAGCTTTAGATCAAGAAGAACAAATGTATTTAATGAATGCTTTAGAAGGCGATCCTCAACTTAGTATGATTTTTGACAAAGTTGTAGATACGGCTTCTGAGTTTACTGGCTCTGGAGAAGTTGCAGGGCCGGGAACAGGAGTCTCAGATTCAATACCTGCCAGATTATCTGACGGTGAATTTGTGATGACTAGAAAGGCCACTGATCAAATAGGTGCAGACAGACTTCAAACAATGATGGACGAAGCTGAACGTGCTTATGATGGTGGTTTAATGAGAAAAGACGAAGACACTGATATAGAAAACAACATGAATAAAGTAATGATGTCTTCTAATCAAATGCCTAGTCTTAATATTCGACAACGATAACGGCTACCTTGAAGTAAAAGCACCATTTTGAATTATCCGTACAAATAATTCATTGTAATGGCTACCTTTTAAAACTTACAAGCCCCGTGGAGGAAGTACAATGACTGAAGTACAAACTAATCCTGTGGAGGAAAAAGCACCTAATCCTTATAATGCAAAGAAATCATGGCATACTCCTGATAGACCAAGAACGGAAAATGCTGATGGTTTGTTTTATGCACCATCTCCTGAACAACAGGCTACGCCTTCTGAAGAAGAAACAGAAAAGCCCCCTGCTAAAAGTTCTAAAGATGTTAATTATAAGAAAAGGTATGACGATCTAAAGAAACATTACGATAGTAAAATTTCTGAGTTTAAACAAAGAGAACAAGAGCTAGTAGCAGAAGCATCTGAAAACGTTCCTGCATATCAAGCTCCAAAGACTTTGGAAGAACTTGAGGAGTTTAAAGCAAAAAATCCAGACTTGTATGAAACAGTTGAGACTGTAGCACATTTGCAAAGTGAAACTCAAACTGAAACATTACGACAGCAGCTATCAGCATTGCAAGAACGTGAAGCTGATATTTTAAAGCGTGAAGCTGAGACAATGTTAAGAGAGAGGCATCCTGACTTTGAGGAAATACGTGGTGATGATGCATTTCACGAATGGGCTAAAGAACAACCAGAAGCAATACAACAATGGATCTATGCTAACAACAGTGATGGAACTCTAGCTAGTCGCGCTATAGACCTTTACAAAATGGAAAAGGGAATAGTTCAGCCACCACAAAAGAGGCAGTCTAAAGCTAAAGAGCAAAGGTCTGCTGCTGACATGGTATCAACAAAAACCACAGCAGTAGATTCCAAAGCTCCTAAGATTTGGACAGAAAAAGAAATTGCTAGTATGTCTATTGATCAATTTGATCGCTATGAAGATGAAATTAAATTGGCTTTATCAGAAGGCAGAATAGCTAAATAAGTTTTTAAGAGGATATTACAATGGCTTATAACCAATCTGATCAATTTTTTGAACAAAGCACAGACACCAATGGTAACTTTGGTAACTCTGTGTCAGGTCAAACCAATTCGTTTTTCTTACCTTCGGTCTATTCTAAGACCGTCCTAAATTTCTTTAGGAAGTCATCTGTTGCAGAAGCAATTACTAATACAGATTACGCAGGTGAGATTGCAGCTTTTGGTGATTCTGTAAAGATTATCAAAGAACCTGAAATTACTGTGTATCAGTATGAAAGGGGTGCAGACGTAACTGCAACTAAGCTCACTGACCAAGAACTAACTTTGGTCGTAGATACAGCTAACGCATTTAAATTTATCGTAGACGATATTGAAACCAATATGTCTCACGTTAATTTCCGTGACGTTGCTGCATCTTCAGCAGCTTACTCGCTAAAGGATGCCTTCGATGAGGGTGTTATTGCGTCAATGTTTGCAGGAGTATCTGCAGCTTCACCTAATCACATCTTAGGTGCTGACAACGCAACTGACATTGCAGCAGGAACTTTTGATGGTACTGGTAATCTTGACATAGGTTTTGCTTCTGGTGAGCATGACCCAATTGATGTTCTTTCACACATGGCGCGTCTACTTGATGAGCAAAATGTTCCTGAAGAAGGTCGTTGGTTCTTAGCAAATCCAGAGTTTTATGAAGTACTTGTTCAAAGTTCTTCTAAGCTTCTGTCTGTTGACTACAATGCAGGTCAAGGCTCAATTCGTAATGGACTAGTATCATCTGGTAAGTTACGTGGCTTTGATATGTATAAGACTAACAATATTGCTGCTACTTCAAACGCAGCTGGTAAGTGTATTGCAGGTCACATGTCAGCGGTTGCAACAGCACAGACCATCACAAATACTGAAGTAATTCGTGATCCTGATAGCTTTGGCGATATAGTGCGTGGACTCCATGTTTATGGATCTAAAGTACTACGTGGCGAAGCATTGGTATCTGCATTCTACGGTATCGACTAATATTATTGGGGGCTGAAATATGCCCCCTTTAATTTTTAAAGGAAGTTAAAGTATGCCACAAATAGGAACTGAACAAACTCCTGTTAGATTTAATCCGAAAGGAAAAGTAAAAGTTGGTGGTGTTTATTTAAAGAATGAAAATAAAGAAAAATATAACGATAACTATGATCGTATTTTTAATAAAACTAATAGTAAAGTAAACAGCAAACAACTTGTGAAATAATTATGGCTACTACATTTTTACAATTATCAAATGAATTATTAAGAGAGTTGAATGAAGTAGTCTTAACTTCAGCAACTTTTTCTAATGCTGTAGGAATACAACAACATGCTAAAGATTGTATTAACAGAGCATACTTAGATATAGCTAATGAAGAACCTCAATGGCCCTTTTTAGCTACAGGTGAAAGTGGAGCTACTGATCCTATGTATGGTAATGTTTCTGTAGATACCACAGCAGGAACTAGATGGTACGAATTAAAAGCTGCTAGTTCATCTGTTAAAGATGATTATGGGTCTATTGATTGGGATAATTTTTATTTAACAACAGTAGGAGTAAGCGGTGAAGTAGCTCCTTATGTTTCTAAAAATTTAAGATTTATTACAATAGAACAATGGAAAGATTTTAGACGTACATCTGAAAATGCAGATGATGCTGATCAGGCAGTAGGCGGTGAACCTCGCTTTGTTATTAGAAGCCCTGATGCAAGAAAGTTTGGGTTAAGCCCAATACCTGATCAAGTTTATAAAGTTTGGTTTTTTGCTTATGATTTACCAACAGAACTAGATGCATATGACGATACTATAGTTTTTCCTGATGTATATAAAACAGTAATATTATCTAAAGCTAGATACTATACACATCAATTTAAAGACAACCCTCAAATGGCAGCTTTTGCTTTAGAAGATTTTAAGAAAGGGTTAAGAAGCATGAGAGAAAATTTAATAGGTACTGCCCCTATATACATGTCTGATGATAGAGTAAGGTTTGATTAACTATGCAAGCATTTGGATTATCTTGTCAAGGTGGATTAAATACTAATTTAAATCAATTTCAAATGCTTCAGCAGCCGGGTTTTGCTACTGAACTTTTAAATTTTGAAGTTGATCCTGACGGTGGCTATAGAAGAATAAATGGCTATACGCAGTTTGGCGATACTAATCCTAATAGCTCTAATGGTATATTAGGTCTTTTTGTATATGCAGATGGAGTAATAGCAGCAGCAGGAACTAATCTTTATTTTAGTTTAGATGGCTCTACTTGGCTACAAATAAATAAAGCCAGTGTAGATAGTGCAGGAGATAACTACACTACATTTACAGGTCGTAGTACATTAGCTAGAACAACACAAGGTCAAGTTACTTTTTCTTTATTTGAAGGTAATAGTTTATATGGTGAAGTAGCTATTACTGATAAAGGTTCTGGTTGCAAACCTGCAATATTTAAAATGACAGGAACAGGAGCATTAACTAATAGAACTTTCTTTTATGAAGAAGTTACTGTAGATGGTTCAGTATATCCAAAGTTCTGTACAATACATGATAAACACTTAGTAGTTGCAGGGGCAAGCACTGCTCTTAATACAATATATTATAGTAGTACAAGTGATATAAATAGTTTTTCAGGTAGTGGTGCAGGAAGTATTTTATTAGATGATCAAGTAGTTGGATTAAAAAGTTTCCGTGGTGACTTGATTATATTTTGTAAAAATAGTATTTATAAATTAGTAAATATTAATGATACAGCTTCTATTGCTGTTGTGCCTATAACTAAAAACGTAGGATGTTTAGATGGACATAGCATTCAAGAAATTGGAGGCGATCTTTTATTTCTAAGCCCAGACGGTTTACGTTTGGTTGCAGGTACAGCGCGTATTGGTGACGTAGAGTTAAGTTCTGTTTCTAGACAAATTCAATCTTTAATATCTGACATTGCAAGTTCTATAAATAGTTTTATAATAACTAGCGCAGTACTAAGAAGTAAGTCTCAATATAGATTATTTTATAGTTCTTCTGTAGCATCTACTTCTGCTTCTAAAGGAATCATAGGTACTATAACACCACAAGGTTTTGAATGGTCAGAAACAGAAGGAATACAAGCACACGGTTTTACATCAGGTCTTGATAGTGATAGTGTAGAAAAAATATATCATGGTGATAAAGATGGTTATGTTTATAATCATAATACAGGAAATGATTTTAATCCTGCAGGAACTCAAACAAGTATTAAAGCTAGATACAAAACACCTAATTTAGATTTTGGTGATGCAGGAACATTAAAGACAATGCATTATGTAAAAATGTCTTTAACACCTGAAGGTTCAATACAGCCTAACTTAAAAGTTTCTTATGATTTTGATGATAATACTAAACCTCAACCTTCGGCATATCCTTTAGACAATGTGCCATTACCAACAGTTTTTGGCACAGCAGTATTTGGTACAGGAATATTTGGAGGATCAACTGATCCAATGGTTAGACAAGCTGTACAGGGAAGTGGACATAATGTAGCTTTAAAATTATTCAGTGAAGATACAAACGCGCCATACTCAATAAATGGATTCTATATAGACTATAGACCTTCTGGTAGGAGATAATAATGGCTACAAGTTATACTAGACAAAGCAGTTTTTCAGATGGCGATACAGTTACTGCTGCGTTATTTAACAATGAATATAATCAATTACTAACTGCTTTTTCCTATGCAAGCAGCGGTACAACTGGTCATAGACATGATGGATCAGCAGGAGAAGGCGGTAATATACATACTATTGGTGATCAAGATTTTTTAAATAAAATTCTTACTACTGGTAATACTTGGGAGTTTTATGTTGAAGCTTCTAGTGCAGCAGCAAAACAAATGGTTTTACAAGATGGTGCATTAGTTCCTCATGCTGATAGCGATTTAGATTTAGGAACAAGTAGTAAATATTTTAAAGATGCTTATATAGATAGTATTACAACAACAGGTAATGTAGGCATAGGTGGCAATCTTACAGTCACAGGAACTACAACTTTAAACGGTGGAACATTAACTCTTGGAGATGCTGCAACTGATAATGTTGTTTTTGGAGCAGATGTAAACAGCAGTATTATACCAAACACAGACAGTGCTTATGACTTAGGTTCTTCTACTCAAGAATGGCGAGACATATACATTGATGGCACAGCTTATTTAGATGCTATAAACTTTAATGGCACAGCAATTAGTGCAACAGCAGCCGAACTAAATATTTTAGATGGTGTTACTTCTACAGCTGCAGAACTTAACATACTTGATGGTGTAACAGCTACAGCTACAGAACTTAATCTTCTCGATGGTGTAACAGCTACTACAGCTGAATTAAACATTTTAGATGGCGTTACGTCTACAGCTACAGAGCTTAATATTTTAGATGGTGTAACAAGTACTACAGCAGAACTTAATATTCTTGATGGTGTTACATCTACTACAGCCGAATTAAATATTTTAGATGGAGTAACCTCCACAGCTGCTGAGTTAAATATTCTTGATGGTGTTACATCTACTGCAACTGAATTAAATTTAATAGATGGTTCTACTGCAGGAACAGTTGTAAATAGTAAAGCAGTTATTTACGGCTCCTCTGGAGAAGTAAAAGGTACAACTTTTCAAACAGCTACAAATACTTCTGGTAATTTATTAGTTGCTGATGGTACAGGGTTTGCATCTACAGCAGTAGGTGATCTATCAGAAATTTCTACTGTAGCTAATGATGATGTTTTTTTAGCAATAGATACTTCTGGTGGGGGTTTAAAAAAGATTACACGTAGTGCTATAATATCAGGATTAGCTGTTTCTGGTGCAGCCCTTGCTAATATAGTTGAGGATACTACGCCTCAATTGGGCGGTAACTTAGATTTAAATGGTCAAGATATTGTTACCACTTCTAATGCAACTATTGATTTAGCTCCTAATGGTACAGGTACAGTTGTAGTTAGAGGTAACACTAACTCAGGTGCTATTGTATTTAACTGTGAAAATAATAGTCATGGTCAAAAAGTTTATGGGCAACCCCACTCAGCAGGAGTTACTAATACTTTAATGCTACCTGCAGGTGCTAATTCAACATTAGTATCTCTTGTATCTACAGATACTCTCACTAACAAAACACTAACCTCGCCTAAAATTAATGAAGATGTAGTAGTTTCTGCAACCGCTACCGAGCTTAATATACTTGATGGTGTGACAGCTACTACAGCCGAACTTAACATTCTTGACGGTGTAACATCAACCGCTGCAGAACTTAACATACTTGATGGTGTAACAAGCACTGCTGCTGAGTTAAACATACTTGATGGTGTAACAAGCACTGCAGCAGAAATAAATACATTAGATGGTATTACTGCTGTAGTTGGAGAACTTAATGCGCTTGATCTAGGTGCAACAGCTATTGGTACAGCCATTGCTTCTAAAGCTGTTGTACTTGATGCTAACAAAGATTATTCAGGTTTAAGAAATTTAACTATTACTGGTGAGTTAGATGCAGGATCATTAGATGTATCAGGAGATGTCGATGTTGATGGCACATTAGAAACTGATGCATTATCTATAAATGGTACAGCTGTAACAAGCACTGCAGCAGAACTTAACATACTTGATGGTGTAACAAGCACTGCAGCAGA